TGAACCCATCACTGAGGAAGAACTAGATCAATACACTGAACAAATGGTCAGCTCCGATAGGTCAGCGAGACAAGCACAGTATGAACACAAAAGAGGTATGCGCGGTACTACTTCTGATGATTCTATTGAGCTGGAATTGGGATCTCAAAGACTTAACCCTTGGGAAAAGGGATACAGTGCACAAAACAAAGACAAGTACACCGATTTAAAATAAATAGTATGCCGATCTATCCAGTAAAGCACAATACTACAGGTGAAAAGCAGGAATTAAATCTTTCTCTTTCAAGTTACGAGCAGTGGAGAAAGGACAATCCCGATTGGGATAAGGACTGGTCCGCTGGCGTAGCTGGGTTGGGAGAGGTTGGAGACTGGAGAAATAAAACTGATGGAGGGTGGAATGAAGTCCTCCAAAAAGTTTCTCAAGTGCCTGGATCTAACGTCAAACCCTACAAATAACCAACACAGATTATGCCAAGAAGAAAGTCTTCTGCTGTCCTTTCTACTAAGCAGATGAAGAGATCTAAACCGATCAATTCATCTCTTATGCGAAACATTGAACCTCTGACAGAGACCCAAGAAAAACTTTGGGAAGAGTATGCTAAGGGTCAGAACATCTATGCTTATGGATGTGCTGGCACAGGTAAAACATTCTGCCTTGTTTATAATGCATTGAAAGAAGTTTTGTCTGAAGACTCTCCGTACGAAAAAGTTTATCTTGTTCGTTCTTTGGTTGCTACCAGAGAGATTGGATTTCTTCCTGGCACACACGATGACAAGAGCTTTCTTTATCAGATTCCATATAAGAATATGGTAAAGCATATGTTCTCGATGTATACCGACAAAGAATTTGAGACATTGTATGATGACCTACAACGTCAAGAAACTATCAGCTTTTGGTCTACTTCTTTTCTTAGGGGTACGACTCTTGATAATGCTATTGTAATCGTGGACGAATTTCAGAACTTGAATTTTCACGAGCTTGATAGTATAATCACTAGGGTAGGAGAGAACAGCAAAATTATGTTTGCTGGTGACGCTACCCAAACTGACCTCCAAAAGGTCGCAGAACGTACTGGTATTCTAGATTTTATGCAGATCCTTGAGGGTATGCCCGAGATGTCGAAGATTGAATTCAACATTGAGGATATTGTAAGGTCTGGTCTAGTTAGATCGTATCTGGTCTCTAAGATCAACCAAGGTTACAATGAAAAAATTTGATCACTCTGAACTTCTAGATTCTGTTACACTAAAACGTGGTCTTGTAGAGGGGCGGCGCTTGTACTCCGTAGGAGACAGGCACTACCCCTCTGTTACTACTGTGCTCTCTAATCGTAAGAAGAAGAGAGAAGCAATTGCCAAGTGGCGTAATCGTGTTGGAGCTGAGGTTGCCAACCGTACCACTAATCGTGCTACTAAACGTGGCACAAATTTCCACGGTATTGCTGAGCAATACATCTTAAACAAATTAAACCTGGATGATCATAAGGACTCTCCTTTGCCCGTCCAAATGTTTCACACTTCCAGAAGTGTTATAGATAGGATAGATCGTCCTCGTTTAGTTGAGGGGATGCTCTGGTCAGACAAGTTAAAAATTGCTGGACAAGTAGACCTTATTGCAGAGTTTGACGGTGTGTTGTCTGTGATTGATTTCAAGACATCTAAGTCACCGAAGAAACCATACATCGCTCAGGATTATTTCCCACAGCTATGTGCTTATGGGTATATGTTCTATGAACATTACAAGATTGAAGTAGAAAAATTCATTGCCATCGTTGCTTGCGAAGATGGTGAGTGTCAAATTGTAGAAACTTCAGTTAAAGAACCTCACTTTATCAAGCTACTTGAGGCAATTAAAGAATACGAGATGTCAAATGCCTCAACAACCTGATGAAATAGAAAATTCTTTTATGACTGCTACAAAATTTGCTGGTGAAATTGAAAAATTAGTTATTGATAACAATGAAATGAACTACATCGATGCTGTAGTTCACTTTTGCGAAATGAATAGTATCGAAATTGATACTGTCAATAAACTAATCTCGAAACCGCTAAAAGAAAAACTAAAGTTTGATGCTCAGCGTCTTAACTTTATCAAGAAAACTAGTCGTGCTAAGCTGCTATTTTGAAATGAATTTCAAGGAATCTGAAGTCGTTCAGCAAGAAGTTAAAGTTATTAACTCGATGCAAGATCAACTTGCTGAGATGACGCTTGCCTTTCCCGCTATGACAGCTGACGAGCGGGAAGAGTATGTAAATCTCATTGAAGCTTTGCTGGAAAAGCAAAGGATATTGTGGATGCGTGTTGAATTGTCAAAGAATGATGACGAAACAGCAGCACTGATGGCTAGTGATGTCCGTAAGGTAATGGATGCCATTGGAATCCCCAAAGACGTTTGTGTCAAAGACGTTTTCAATAATATCGATGAGATGATTGACACCTTGAAAAGAACTATTGCAGAACTTGACTGATCTGTATAGCAGTGCTACAATAAATAAGTCAACGTAGCTCTGTGCTTAATGGATCCATCTACTACTGGACTCTCGATTACAGCTCTAATAATTATTCTGTTGGTAGCCTATGCAGGTACGGAAGAAACAATGCGACTGTTCGCATTTGTCGATTTGCATATTCGCTATTCTTGGGTAAAGTTTAGAATGATGTTGATGCGTAGGAAATTAAAGCAGCAACTCATTAAAGACTTGCCAGAATACAACAAACTCATAAAAGAATTAAACAAAGATGGATAAGGAACTGTCGGATCTCAAACTTGAGAGAAAAGAATGTCCTAAATGCAGTGCGATCTGGATTAATGGTAAGCACGTCTTCAGTGGTACAGCTGCATCCTATGATAAAAGTGAACTAGATCTTGCTGGATTAGTTTGCAACAAACTGGGTGATGAAACCTGTATCAACCCATCGAAAGGACTTGAGGGTGGAACTACCTGGGAATATAGGTCTGGATACATTGATGGTGTGTACTCCGCAAAGAAAAAATCAATGGAAGATATGCGTGATCAATTCGGAGACTTATGAGTCAGTATGATTTCGGGGGTCTTGACAGACACCCCGTCAACGTGCTAAGATTACTCAGTGAGTTAGAAGGGTCCTCTCAGCTCCTCAAATATATGGGGTTTGAAGAGGATATGAATACTCTCAATGATATGAAGAAAGTTTATTATAAACTTTACTTCAAACTCAAACGGGAACAAGGGTAGGTGTCCGAGTGGTTAATGGAGGTGGACTGTAAATCCACTGGCTCTGCCTACGGGGGTTCAAATCCCTCCCTGCCCACCTTGGGGTTGTAGCTCAGCTGGTTAGAGCGCTTGCCTGTCACGCAAGAAGTCGTGGGTTCAAGTCCCATCAATCCCGTGCTATAATAACTCCGTTGGGCTGCACAGTATTCAGCGTAAGACCCAACACTAAAACCAAATCCAATTCAATCTAAGAATCTAATGTCTTTTAGCGATCTTAAAAAGCGTTCAACCTCGTCTCTCCAAGCACTAGTCCAGGAGGCAGAGAAGATCAATAAGTCTAGTAAGGGTGGAGACGATCGTCTCTGGAAACCTGAACTCGATAACTCTGGCAACGGTTACGCTGTCATTCGTTTCCTTCCTGCTCCTGATGGAGAGGAAATGCCTTGGGCGAAGGTGTACTCCCACGCCTTCCAGGGTCCTGGTGGTTGGTATATCGAAAACTCCCTGACCACTATTGGTGGCAAGGATCCTGTCGGTGAAGTCAATCGTAAGCTGTGGAACTCTGGCATCGATGCAGATAAAGAAGTCGCACGTAAGCAGAAGCGTAAGCTCTCTTACTACACCAACATCTTTGTTGTGCGTGACCCTGCCAATCCTCAGAACGAAGGTAAAGTCTTCCTCTACAAGTTTGGTAAGAAGATCTATGACAAGATCACTGCAGCAATGCAACCTGAGTTTGAAGACGAAACCCCTATCAATCCTTTTGATATGTGGGAAGGTGCTAACTTCAAGCTGAAGATCTGTAAGGTTGCAGGTTACTGGAACTATGACAAGTCTGAGTTTGATAGTACCAGTGCATTGCATCAGGATGATGACGTGCTGGAAGCAACTTGGAAGCAACAGTATTCTCTGTCTGCTTTTACTACTGCTGATCAGTTCAAAACATACGAAGAACTCCAATCACGTCTGAATGAAGTGCTTGGTATCAATAAGCGGAGTGCTGCTCCTACTGTTGATGACGAAGAGTTTGAACCTGTTGTACCCTCCACTCCTAGCTTCACTCCTAACTTTGAGAGGAAGACTGAAACTGTGGATGCGGGATTCAATGCACCTGACATCACTCCTAGTGGTGATGAAGATCAATTGTCATACTTCGCTCGCCTTGCTGAGGAAGAATGATGAAAGATCAACCAATCACCGTTGAAGACTACAAAGAACACGGTCAAGAGTTCTTTGATAAGTATTTCTATGTTGCCAAAGAACTTGGTGAAGGTGCTAAGGCAGAAGATGTCCTGAAAATTATGGAGTCTCTTGCTGGTGTTGTTATGAAGAACCGAGTGAAAGAAAAAGTCGGTCCATTTGGTTTCTATAAGAAATCAGATACTTGATCTCTTCAGAGTTGAACTAATGTAATCTGAAGATTTTTTATACGGCAGTTGCTCTTTCATCTCTGCCAAAAAGCGTGCGATATATCTTTTCTTTAAGATAAATATCTCGCGCTTTTTATCGTTTTGTTCAGTCTCGTACTCGTGGAAGGTAACAGGGTAGGAAATTTCTTTTCCTACCTTGGGTACTACTAGCTGAAGATCTTCGTCATAGTAACGGTAACTGTCACGTATTAGCTTCTCCCATCCACCAGTACCAGACGTTCGTAGTAGTTGATATCTAAACAAGTTTCCAACTTTGTCTATAAAAGTTGGTTCGGATTGTACAGTAGACACCACTGTGTGTACAACAGCAGTAGAAGTTGCAGTAGTGAATGCCATACTGCTAGCGATAGGATTATTAGGATCGATAGTATCCATTTTGATTGTCATACTATCGCTTTGCCCATTAGATAGCTCATTATATTCAATGATCGTAGCAGTAACACCATTGCTGAAAGTAATTACATCATCAGCTGCAAATGAATTAGGATTTGGTTCCGCTACTGCATCAAAGTAAGCTTCGTAATCGGGGTTGCCACCAGAAGCACCTATATTAACATAGTAACCACCACCATAAGAACCTGGGTTGGTTACAGTTACACCAGTCAGACGCTTACCTAATACAGCAACTGCAGTTGCTCCACTACCTGTAGAATCAAGAGGATTGTTTGTTAGGTATACGTTAGAGTCTGTGTATTCAGCACTGTTGTTGATGAAGTTGATAGTTGTGATACCGTAGTGATCGTATGAAGGACCACTGTTACCAGGTTGATATAACTGGAAGAACACATTTTCTGTCCTTACATTTGCTGGCACAGTAAAGTCGTAGTTGTCAAGGACACCACTACCACTACCATTGGGCACAGCTTCGATCACAATACCAAGGTTAACCCACGCACTAGGATCAGGGTTTACATTTTCAGTAATTTGATATCTTAAATATAGATCTTCTACACCATTGATGTCAGGTGTTTCTCCACCATTACTACCGTTACCACGAATAGCATAGACACGAACAGTATCGAAAGTTGTCATATCTACTTTGTTAATAGTAGCATAACGTGTTCCGTATGAGTCTCCTAATCTAAGGTGTGTAGTGCCAAGGTCAAATCCTCCAGTATATCCTGTTCCACTACCATTAGGAGCAAGAGTAGCACCTCCTCCAAATTCATAGATGTTATCTGCCACGGTAGTATCATATGACAAACCATCGAGACGAATCTCTGTTACTTGACCGCTACTATTGATTGTTGCTGTAGCACCTTGACCTGCTAACCCACCATCGAAAGTAACAATGGGAGGATATGTATAGTTTTCACCAGGAGATGTAATGTCAAAGCGTTTTAGGTATCCCGTATCACTCAGTGTTGCAAAACCTGTTGCTCTTACAGCTGGCAGCTCACCTAGTTGTGAATATGGTGATCGGAATGATATCGTAGGTGCTGATTCATATCCACCACCAGCTACATCTCGTGGGAAACAGACGCCCCAACTGCAAGATTTTAATTGAACGTGATTAACACCAAGCTGTCTAGTTACAATGAGCTCTGTTTTGTTCTCTGGTATTGGAAACTCAACATCACTTCTGTCATACTCTACCCAATAAGGAGAGTTGTAGAAACCCTCGTCAACAATTTGTCCTGCAGGAAGAACCACGTCGCCTGCAGTGTTCTTTACTTCTCTTGTGACGTAGTGTTTAATTGCATACGGATTATCATACTCCGTACTAATATATTCCATCAACGTTGATTGACTCATTGGCCAATCGTAATATGGATTGATGATGTTATTGCACATCATAATGATCCAATCATAATCAGATCTACCATACACAATCTCTGAAATAATATCAGGACGATCTGAGTCATCGATAACATACTTTTTAAAGTATGTCATTGTATCTAAAGAAGTTTCGCTAACTTTAAATCTTCTAAAAATATTTTTTGCTACTTTGTATTGCTGTTCCGACCAAGGAAATTTGATAGGTCGAACTGCTAGATCAATGTCTGGTAGATAACTGAAGTATGGCATTAGTAGTATTGCTGTCCTTGACTAAATGAATCACCAAAATCTTGTGAGAGAATCATCTTCAGTTCTTTGAACTGCAAACCAATTGTCACTGCAACAGGTGCTCCGTCAGACAAACTGGCGTAACTGCCACCAGCACTATAGTTAACAGAAATACCTTGCAGTGCACAAGCTTTCATTCTATTTAACCAATGGTTTGTGGAGGAACCTTGCTTGTATTCGATATTAAATACGTGTGGAACTTTCATAAACCAACCATCTGCTTCCATCTCTGGTGCAGATGCTTTTTTGAATTGCCAAATCATCTCTTTAATAATTAGAGATTCTTTTTGATTTCTGGGCACCATTGTCCAGTTGAAACTAAATGTTCTCAGCCCAACGTTTTCAAATAGAACTTCCAAGTTGGGGTTAGCAACTTGACCCATCACACCACCGAAAGCAACATTAGAATCGACACCTGCAGCAGCTGATGCTCCTTCTACTGCTAGTTGTTTCATAAATGCCTTGCCTTGAGATACAGTATCTTTAGGTAGCATACTTTTGGCAGCTTGTTTGACTCCCTCTGTGGTCAAGTTGTCCATCAAACCAGGAGCAGCATCTAGACCAGATCCAAATGCTCTTAAAGCAGCACGCTGTATGTTATTGACAGAAACTTCACCCCAGTTTCTTGTATGCGCATCGCTAATATCCTCTGGCATATAGAGGACCATATTTTTATACTTAGAAGACTCTAATTCTCCTCCGCCAAACCCAGTAGTATCGTAACTAGAATATCTACTACCCCATAGGTTACCACCAGATTTTCCGATGCAGTTTGCTTTACGGAAAGGAGGTTGATACTTATAGATGGTAAACATCATATAATCATCGTGATCCGTTACTTTATCCCGAGGGAATCTAAGTGCCCTCTTACCACCACCATTCTTTTTCTTATTGCGATCAAGTAGTGACATTAGTTAACCTTTCTTTTAGCTTTGAATCTATATTTGGTAAGAGGATCATAGTGATTCCATACTTTCTTAGATTGATATGGTATCTCTATTTTTCCAACGGCAGCAACAAACTGTTCAGTTGGTAGATAGATTGCTGAGTCCCAATCACTTTCTGCGATGTCTACAAAGAGACCACCGTTCTTTACATCACGTTTCAAGTATTTATGAATGATTTTGCGAGGTATATCAATCTTACCCTTTAGTAATGCTTCTATAGTTTTTAATCTTTTCTTTGGACTGATGTAATGTAAGTTCGCACCCCAGAAGTGATCAGTTTTTACTTCTAATACTAAGGTCAATGGTAACTGATCGTAGTAAGGAAGAACTTGCTTACTCACTCGTGCATTATATTCAAACATCATAAGCTTTCCTCTCTTGGGATAGAAAGACACCTCATTGTCATCATCACGATTGACAGTTTCGTTTGTGATGATGGCATCCTTTGCACCGTCTGCTAATGCAGAACGCATCGCAACCTTACCTGCTTGTCTCCACCAAGCAGGACTACGATCTTCACCTGCTTGTGCTTTCTCTAGCTTTTCAAAGACCGATTCCAAGATGATCCTCCGTGAGAATTAGAAAGTCCATTCTTCTATCATCACAGTAATTTTTTGCTGCCTTCCACTTAGCAGTGTTCTTCATAAAAGTATTTACCTCTTGCAAATATCTTCTAGTTTTACGTTGAGGTGCTTTAGGTGGTTTTGTTTGTTTCTTTGGTTTCACCTCAACAATATATTTTTTAAGAGAACCATCTTTATCCCTGACTTTTACATAAAAATCTGGATAATATCTATGTACTCTACCGTCAGTAGGACAACGATACGGTATGATTATCTCTTCACTACCCCACTCTAATACATTATTTTCCCTATCGCAGTACTTCATAAACATAAGTTCCCACGATGATCTGTAGAATATTCTGCGGAAATCACCCTTATACTTATGGTAGTTCACTGGTTTGTATTGTCCAGAGTACGCCATAAATAAAATGTATGCCAAAGCTTATTTAGATGGCGAATCTCTACTCAGATCTAGCTAAACAACTTAATCGTGGTGGTGGAGTTGCAAAGTCTAATCAATTTAGATGCACTATTCCTGCTATATGGCAACTGGATCTTCAGGGACTGCCAGATGTGAGTAATGCCACGAGAGAATCGATGGAGCTTCTTTGCAACTCGGTCTCCCTTCCTAGTGTGCAGGCAGCTACTGGACAAGTAAATGGATACTATACTGGGCATAGTATGAAGTATCCTACGATGAAGATGTACAATGATTTGTCACTGTCCTTCATCTGTGATGCTAATATGACAGCTTACAAAGTTTTCCACGCTTGGTTTGATAAAATTTTCCAGGAGTTTGATAATGGTGGTGATGAAATTGATATGATGGAAGGATGGACTAACAGTCCTGATAGAGATAGAAATAGATATGTTAGAGTTAGATATCCTGATGAGTATCAGATGTCAGTTCTGATTGATAAGTTTGAACCTGGACCTGTCAATCGATCTCAATCTAAGTCGATGAGGTACTGGTTTCAGAAAGCATATCCATATTCTATTGATGCTGTTCCTCTAGATGCAGGTGCTACTACATTGGTTACCTGTACTGTTAATATGTACTATGAAAAGTTTGAGATTCAGTATGAAGATGCTCTTCAGAATTTCAAGTCTATGTCTAAACTTGATAAGTATCCTCTTCCAAAGAAACTACGCAAAGCTTTGAGAGGTATTGATGACAGTACTAAAAAGTTCTCTAAGAATTTAAAGAACGCTTTTGAATGACCCCCTAAATATAAATATCGAATTGAAATACTATGCCTTTACCAAAAATTGAAGTGCCTTCGTACTCTACTACTCTCCCTTCTACGGGACAGACAGTGAAGTATCGTCCCTTCTTGGTTAAGGAAGAAAAAACTCTTCTCTTAGCTTTAGAATCGGAGGACACACAACAGATTCAGAATGCAGTTGTAACACTACTAACTAATTGCATCACAAGTAGATTGGTTATTAAGAATCTTGCGATGTTTGATCTTGAGTATTTGTTTCTGAAGATCCGTGCCAAGTCAGTGGGTGAAGAACTAGAACTCAAAGTTATCTGTACGGATGACAATGAGACTGAGGTTGATGCTCTTATTAGCTTGGAAGATGTAGAGGTTATTAAACCAGAAGGTAGTACCGATACTATCGAATTGACTGAGAACATTGCTCTCAAAATGAAGTACCCTTCTTTGGATCAGTTCATCAAAAATAATTTTGGTGATGTTGAAACTAAACCTGATGAAGTGTTTGAACTTATTGCTGATTGTATCGATCAGATTATTGATGGTGATGAAGTATATGAGTCTGCTAATTCTAGCAGGAAAGAGATGATTGCTTTCATCGATAGTCTTACATCATCTCAGTTTGCATCTATGCAAACGTTCTTTGTGAATATGCCTAAGCTATCTCACACATTCACCGTAACTAATCCTAATACGAATGTGGATTGTGAGTATACACTTGAGGGTTTGGCATCTTTTTTCGGGTAGTGATGTCCTATAATTCTTTAGAGAATTATTTTAGGACAAACTTTGCTTTAATGCAGCATCATAAGTATAGTCTTACTGAGATTGAAAATATGATGCCGTGGGAAAGAGAAGTATATGTTGCATTACTTATCGCTTATCTTGAAGACGAAAAACTTAAACAGCAAACAGGATAATGTCACTAGAGTCTAGCATTAAAGTTCTGACAACTCTTTCTTCTGCGCAATTGAACGCGCAGAAGATTACTAATAGTATCCTGTCTGATGTTGTAAACTCTCAGCTAACGACTAACAATCTTCTTCGACAGCAAATTTCTTTGTCGAGAAAGTCTATCTCTGCTAGCAAGTTTACTGCGCAAGAGAATGCAATTGAGAAGTATAATATAGGTGGTGTAGGTGGAAAGGATAAGGGAGGAAAGACAAAGAAAAAATCTAAGGTAGATTTAAAGAAAGCTCTAGGTCTTGGTGCAATAGCACTTGGTATTGGTGCTCTTACTGCTGCAGCATCAAAGTTTTCTGATGGAGCTGCAGGTATTGCTGATACTCTTGATGGGTGGGCAGATAATTTAGAAGAATTTGAGATAGATCTTAGAGAAAAACTAAGTAACTTTAGGGAAAAAACAGCAAGGTTTTTAACTAGACTTCAGGATATCTTGACCCCCATAGATGGGTTCTCGATGTTTGGTCTTCGTCAGATATCGATGGGAGTCGATGCTGCGAAGTCTGGTAAGTATGCAAAGACTGGTGGTGCAGTTCGTGGAGCAATCGGCAAGGGAATAGCTGGAGCTGCTAAGTCAACTGCGATGCTTCCTGTTAGAGGAACCCAAGCAATTGCTGAAGCGGTCGGAAGGTCAGATACTAGCAAGCTTGCATCTAAATTAGATGACATTGCTATCAGACAGGGAGCACGTGCAGGTAGCAGTACTCTCTCAACTACTATT